TATGGCCCGAAAGTATATCAGAAAGCACCTGCCGCACATCAAGGGAGTGGTTGCGTACTCTAGCTCTGGTGCCGGGCATGAGGGCACGGTCTATATGGCTGATAACTGGTTTGCCGTGCAGACAACCAGGGCGAGTGTCCGAGACTTCCGCCCAGGGCGCAAGAATGTGGATACATCCCGAAAGACGAAATGGGTGCGTTCACCGTAACTGAACACCTGAACTAAGGGGAGGCTTCGGCCTCCTCTTTTTTGCTGTCCGGGCGGTGGGATAGAGAACAAACGGCTGATTTTGGTACGATTAGCGCAATGAGAACCAAGGGAGGGAGGCTTGTGGACTGGCAGCAGATCAAAACGGAATACATCACCACGGATACCAGTTACCGCAAGCTGGCCCAGAAATATGGCGTTTCGGCCCAGGCGATCTGCACCAAGTCCAAGCAGGAGGGATGGCTCGAACTGCGTGAACAGTTCAAGAACAAAACTTTAACGAAAACCGTGGAAAAAGTCGCGGAGAAGAAAGCCAAGCAGGCGGCAAAGGTCACCGATCTGGCCGACAAACTGCTCGAGAAACTGGAACAGGCTATCGATGAGCTGGATCTGACAGTCACAACCCACAAGATCAAGACCGAGACCGGCAATACGGAGAGGACGGCAGAGTATAAAACAGCCACACCCGGCGGCATGGTTGACCGCGCAGGCCTGCGGCAGTTGTCCTCTGTTCTGAGGGACCTGCAGGCCGTGAAGGGTGAGATCACCGATCTGGAGCGCAAGGAGCGCGAGGCTCGTATTGATGCCCTGCGCCGCAGCTCTATGACCGGCGATGGAGACGATGATGAGACCGGTATTATACTGCTGCCACCCAGAAGGGAGGCGACAGAGAATGGCTAACGTTATCTGGGAACCGCAGCCGAAGCAGATCCGCTTCATGGAGCGCACGGAATATGAGGTGCTTTATGGCGGTGCGGCTGGCGGCGGCAAGTCGGATGCTCTGTTGATTGAAGCCCTGCGGCAGGTGGACATCCCACATTATCGAGGGATCATCTTCCGAAAGACCTATCCGCAGCTGTCTGAACTGATTGACCGTAGCCATGCGCTGTATCCGCTGGCGTTCCCCAAGGCCAGGTACAACGATAGCAAGCATGTCTGGATATTCCCCAGCGGCGCGAAGATTTTCTTCGGAGCCATGCAGCACAGCAAGGACAAGACCAACTACCAGGGCAAACGTTATGACTTCGTTGGATTCGACGAACTTACGCATTTCACCTGGGAGGAATACAGCTACATGTTCTCACGTAACCGCCCGTCCAAGAATCCCCGAAGCAAGCGGCGCACGATCTGCTATATCCGCGCCTCCACGAACCCCGGCGGCATTGGCCATGGCTGGGTCAAAGCACGTTTTATCGATGCTGCAGAGCCAGGCTCAACCATTGTTGAGAACGTGGATGTAAGGCTGCCTGACGGCTCCACAAAGACTATTCGCCGTGACCGCGTATTCATTCCGGCTACGATCTTTGACAACAAGGCCCTACTGGAAGAGAACCCGGATTACCTCGGCTCCCTGGCTCTGCTGCCCGAGAAAGAGCGTAATGCCCTGTTGTATGGAGATTGGGATACGTTCGAAGGTCAGTATTTCACCGAGTTCAGGACGGCACCAGACCACGAGAAGTGCAAAGAGGCCGGCATCACGGTAGAGCAAGCCAAGCAGCAGGGCAGGTGGACGCATGTCATTCCTCCCCTGGACATGAACAGCGCAGAACGCCGTGGATGGCAGATTTACCGATCCTATGACTTCGGCTATGCCAAGCCGTTCAGCTGCGCATGGTGGGCCGTGGACTATGACGGCACCATTTACCGGATCATGGAGATGTACGGCTGCACTAACATCCCGAATGAAGGTGTCAAGTGGACACCTGATAGGCAGTTTGAAGAGATTGCCAAGGTAGAGCGGACACACCCGTGGTTAAAAGGGCGAAACATACTGGGCGTGGCAGACCCGGCCATCTGGGACAAGAGCCGCGGAGAAAGCATTGCCGATACCGCCATCAAGTACGGCGTGTATTTTTCCCCTGGTGACCATGAGAGAATCCCGGGCTGGATGCAGTGCCACTACCGCCTGCAGTTCGATGAAAATGGGTATCCACGATGCTACATCTTCGAGAACTGCAAGGGATTCATCCGCACGATCCCGTTGATGATGTATGACCAGACCAAGCCCGAGGATCTGGACAGCGACCTGGAAGACCATATTGCGGACGAATGGCGGTACATGTGCATGAGCCGCCCCATCAAGCCCTTGAAGCCCATCGAGAAGAAGACAATTCTGTCTGACCCCCTGAATCAGTTTACAGAACAGCAACGCCGTAACGGCTTTATTTGAGGAGGATAAACAATGGAACTGGAACAGAATCCCGCAGTACAGCAGGCCGCGGCACCCACGCCGGAGGACATGGAACCTGCGGTCAAGCCCATCGGCAAGGAGCAGCTTAAGAGGTTTGCTGCGGTGCTGCGTGAGTATCACGCCGGCATCCAGCCCACCAAGGCCCGTGTCATTGCCAGCGAGAACTGGTGGAAGCTGCGTAATTCCATCGAGGAAGAGAAGACCACCAACATTGGCAAGGACGGCGGCTTCAAGAGCAAGTCCGGCTGGCTGCACAACGTTATCGTCAGCAAGCACGCAGACGCAATGGAAGCATTTCCCCAGCCGAACGTGCTGCCCAGAGAGAAGGGAGACCGTGCAGAGGCCACAAAGCTGTCTGTCATTGTTCCCTGTATCCTGGAGCAGAACGGCTTTGAGCGGACCTACAGCGACGCCATGTGGCAGAAGTGCAAGTCCGGCACCGGCGTCTACAAGATCATCTGGGATCAGAACAAGCTGAACGGCCTGGGCGACATCAGCATTGAGAAAGTGAGCCTGCTGAATGTGTACTGGGAACCCGGCGTGGATGACATTCAGAAAAGCCAGTATTTCTTCCAGACGGAACTGGTGGACAAGGATGTGCTGCAGCGTCGCTATCCTGAGTTTGCGGACCGTTTCAAGGGCCGTACCTTCATCAGCAGCAGCTTCCTGTACGATGACCACGTTAAGACCGAGAACAAGCTGACCGTGATCGAGGTCTACTACCACAAGACCGTGGGCGGCAAGAAGACCCTGCAGTATTGCCGGTTTGTCAATGATGTGGTGCTGTTCGCCACGGAGAATGATCCCGAACTGTCTGTGACCGGCCTGTATGACCACGGCCAGTATCCCTTCGACTTTGACCCCCTGTTTCCCATCGAGGGCAGCCCCTGCGGCTACGGCTATGTCGATGTGTGCATGAATCCCCAGACCGAGATTGACCTGATGAAGAGCAGCTTCGTCAAGAACACCATGGTTGGCTCCACCCCCAGATACTGGGCCAGATCCGGCAGCGGCGTGAACCGTGAACAGTTCCTGGATCTGAGCAATTCCATTGTCGAGGCCAACGACATCAGCGAGGATGCCCTGCGGAAGATCGAGTACACCGCGCTGGAAGGTAACTACATCGCTTTCCTTGACCGCACCATTCAGGAGCTGCGCGAGACCAGCGGCAACACCGAGACCAGCACCGGCAATATCAGCTCCGGTGTCACGGCAGCTTCCGCAATCGCAGCCCTCCAGGAGGCGAGCGGCAAGGGCAGCCGGGACAGCACCAAGGCGGCATACCGCTCCTTTGAGCGGATTGTGAAGATGGTGATTGAGCTGATTCGTCAGTTCTATGGCCTGCCCCGTCAGTTCCGCATCACCGGAGAGAACGGCAGCGAGGAATACATCAGCTACACCAACGCAGGCTTGCAGCCCCAGCACCAGGGCATGGACTTCGGTATGGACATGGGCTTCCGCCTGCCTGTGTTTGACATCAAGGTGTCGGCACAGAAGGAGAGTGTCTATGCCACCGTGACCCAGAATGAGCTTGCCCTGCAGTTCTTCCAGCTGGGCTTCTTCAATCCCCAGATGGTCGATCAGGCCTTGATGACCCTGGGCATGATGGACTTTGATGGCAAGGAAGAGATCATGCAGAAGATCGCCCAGAACGGCACCATGTTCCAGAAGCTGCTTCAGTACATGCAGCTGGCTATGGGCTATGCCAAGACCGCCGATCCGGCTGCTGCTGAGATGATTGCCCAGGACATTATTCAGACCATGGGCGGCGCAGGCGGCCCTGCTGTGGGCGGTGCTGCCCCTCAGATGTTCCAGAGTGACCATATTGCCGGCATCGGCAAGAAGGAGCCTGCGAACGTGGAGAATGCCCGGAGCAAGTCCAGCGGTGCGTCTCAGCCCGGCGGCGAAGGTGCTGTCAGAAAGGAGAAAGACAAGTGATCGAAGTCGTTTATTACAGAAATTACAACAGAGTGACCGTCAACGGCCACGCCCAGAGCGGCGAAGCAGGCCACGATCTGGTGTGTGCGTCTGCATCCATCCTGGCTTACACTCTGGCGGCCAACGTTTCCAATATGGCTGACAACGGGCAGGTGCGTAACCCTGTCACGGCCCTTTTTGATGGCACGGCCGAGGTCAGCTGCACCCCCAGGCACAACCTGAAGAACTCCATCACCCTGATTTTCGATTCCATCTGCGTGGGTTTCGAGCTGCTGGCCCGGCAGTACCCTGAGAATATTTCCTACGAAATTCATGTATAGCAGTGGGATAGAGAAGCAAAGGCCGTAAATGGTATCCTATAGGCGTCCATTGACCTCCTCTTTTTATACCGCCCACGCCAGGGGGGCGGAAATACCCCTGGTGCCATCCATTGGATTCGCCGCCCAACAGGAAATAGCGGCAGATTATGTCGGAGGACTTACTCATGAAATTTTTCAAATGGCTCAATCTGCAGCTGTTCGGCGGCGAAGGTGCTGGCGACGGCGGCGGTGAAGGGGCCGCAACTGGCGTAGAAGCTGCCGATCCCGGGCAGCAGAGGCTTCGGGAATTGGGCGTTCCCGAAGACAAACTTCGTAGACGGGCGAACAGGGGCAAAGCCTCCCGGCCGGGCGGCACGGTTGCAGCCGCACCCAAGGCACAGGCGCAGGAGAAGCCCCGGGAGCAGGCCGCCGCTGCTGAGAACCCCACGGAAGAGCAGAAGACCGAAACGTCCCCTTCCACTCGCATGAGCTGGGACCAGATTATGGCCGACCCTGAGTACAACAAGCAGATGCAGGCCACCATTCAGGCGCGCCTGAGAAACGCCAAGGGCGCTGAGGAAACGCTGGGTATTCTTACCCCTGCGCTGGAACTGCTGGCCCGGCAGTATGGTCAGGACCCTGCCAAGATTGACTATACCGCACTCGCCAATGCCATCAACGATGACAACTCCCGATATGAGGATAGGGCACTGGCTATGGGCGTTTCCGTAGACACCGCCAAGCAGATCGACCAGCAGGAGCGCACCAATGCCAGAGAGCAGCGCATCCAGCAGCAGACCCTGGAACAGCAGAAGATCCAGCAGCACATCGCCAAGATGGAGCAGCAGGCCACCGAGATGAAGAAGGTTTTTCCCAACTTCGATCTCCGGCAGGAGCTGCAGAACCCCACCTTCGCCCGTCTGACCAGTCCCAGTGTTGGCCTCAGCGTCGAGGACGCATACCACGCCATCCACCGCAAGGAAATCATGGCTGCCGCCGGGCAGGTTGCAGCGCAGAAGACGGCCCAGAAGATTTCCAACTCCATCCAGGCTGGCAGCCGCCGCCCCACCGAGAGCGGCACATCCGGTCAGGCACCTTCCGTGACTACATTCGATTACAGGAGCGCAAGCCGTGAACAGCGCGAAGACCTGAAACGGCGTATCCGCTCCGGGGAGAAGATCTATCCCGGTCAGATGTAACCCGGATTGTTTCTCCCCTTTGATCCGTCAAGGAAGGAGAAATATATGAAGAAACGTATTGCTATTATGCTCGCTATGGGCATCAACCTGCAGCTGTTCGCAGACGCAGGCACCGTGGTCAACGCCACCGGCAGCTATGTCAACGCCTACGACGGCTCTACTCAGCCCTTCGACAGCGTCAACACCCTGGCCGGTGAGCTGAAGACCTTCTATGATACTGAGCTGCTGGAGAACGCTCGTGTTGAGATGTTCTACGCTCAGTTCGCCAAGAAGCAGCACCTGCCCGCCAACCACGGCACCACCGTTGAGTGGCGTAAATGGAACACCTTCGAGAAGGCCCAGATGCTGCAGGAAGGCGTGATCCCCACCGGTCAGAAGTTCGGCATGTCCAGCAAGACCGGCACCATCAATCAGTACGGTACTTACGCCGCCATCACCGACAAGCTGGAACTGCGTGCCTATGATGATGTCATCCTGGGCGCAACCGAGGAGATGGGCGCATCCGCAGCCGAAACCCAGGAGACCCTGATCCGGGACGGCCTGCTGGTGAACACCAACGTCCTGTACTGCGACAACATCACTCTGGCGACCGGCGAGATTACCGGCACCACTCCCACTTCCCCCTCTGCGATGGAAGCCTCCACCACCATCATCTGTCTGCTGACCCCTGATTCTGTGGCCAAGGCTGTCACCATCATGAAGAAGAACCGGGTGCCCACCATCAACGGCAAGTATTACGCCGTTATCCATCCCTCCGTCGCCTACGACCTGCGCAAGAGCAAGGAATGGATCGAAGCCCACAAGTACGCCGCCACTTCCGAGATCTTCAACGGCGAAATCGGCGAGCTGCACGGCTGCCGCTTCATCGAGAACGTGTTCGCCCCCATCCTGGCTGGCGACTACGCCAACAAGGCCGGTACCGTCACCTACGCCACCTACTTCTTCGGCAAGGACGCTTTCGGCATCATCGATCCCGAGGGCGGTGCCCTGGAGATGATCGTCAAGGACAAGTCCGAGATCGGCGGTCCCCTGAACCAGTTCTCCACCATCGGCTACAAGTTCGAGACCAACGGCGTCACCATCCTGTACACCGAGCGTGTCCTGCGTGTTATGAGCTGCTCCAGCTACAGCGCAACCGACGCAGTCAACTGATCTACCACATTGAGGGGGCGAGGCGGCAAGCCCTGCCCCCTCTCATTACGTTAGGAGGATAAAGATATGGGTAAGACCAAGCCCGAAAAGGAAGTTGAGACCACTCAGCCCACCCCCGACGAGGCCCTGAAGGCCGAGAATGAGGCGCTCAAGGCCAAGCTGGCCGCTCTGGAAGCTCAGATGAAGCCCCCCGAGACTGCCGGCGAAGCTCCCCCCGGCGAGGAAGAGAAGGTCGAGATCTTCGTCCCCCGGGGCTATGCCAACGACGAGCCCAATCTGCTGATCTCCATCAATGGCGTGAACTACCTGCTGCCCAAGGGCAAGTCCTCCACGGTTCCCAAGCACGTTGCGGACGAGTTCTACAGATCCCGCAAGGCGCAGACCGCCATGGATGACCGCATCAGCCAGATGATCGAAGCATCCAAGTAAAACAATAGGGGGGCTGCGAAGCCTCCCTATTTTAGATAGGAGGGAAACCATGACCATCATCGAAGCCATTGCCGAGATTGATTCTCTGGTCAACAACACATACTCCCAGGAGGACAAGGTAAAGTGGCTGTCCCGGCTGGATTGGGGCATCAAGAAGCAGGTCATTGATGTTCACCACGGCTCCGAAGGTGTCGCTTTCTCCGGCTATGACCGCAACACCGATGTGCATACCACGCTCCTGGTGCCGCCTCCTTTTGACGAAATCTATGTCCGATGGCTGGAGGCGCAGATCCACTACTACAACGGCGAGAACGAGCGGTACAACGAGGCTATCCTGATGTACAATACCGCGTTCGATGCCTACTCCGACCACTACAAGCGGACGCACCAGCCTAAAGGCTACGGCTGCCGATTCATCTTCTAAGGGGGATCGCCATGAAATATCCCGTTCTGCCCGTTCGCCCCACCACCAAGGAAACGACAGAGGTGTTCAAGGGCTACAACCACAATCTTCGGATTGGGTCCGGGGAGTTCTACGACATGACCAACATGACCGGCGATGACTACCCCATCCTTTCTCCCAGGCGCAAACGCGGCGTATACGCCACCCCCGAAGCCCCGGCCGGTCTGATTGCCAAGGACAGCCTGTGCTATGTAGACGGCCCCTGCTTCGTCATGAACGAATACCGCATAGACCTGGAACTGTCCACGGCAGCGGAAGATTGCCCGAAGCAGCTGATTTCCATGGGTGCTTATGTCATCATCATGCCTGACAAGAAGTGGATCAACACCCTGGATCTGACTGACTACGGTAATATCGAGGCGGCTTTCACCACCGACAACGATGTGACATTCGAGCTGTCGACCGTGGATGGGGACGCTTACGCCAATACCATCGTGTCTGCCACGCCCCCGGAAGACCCTGAAAACCTGATGCTGTGGATTGACACATCCACCACGCCGCACTCCCTGAAGAAGTATTCCGCCACCAGCTCCATGTGGATCGGCATTGCTACCACCTACATCAAGATTTCCTCCGTCGGCATCGGCGCGGCATTTGAACAGTATGACGGCGTGAAGATCTCCGGCGTGCTGGATGAAAACCTTCAGGACCTGAATGCCAGCATGGTTATCTGGTCCCGTGGTGATGATTTCATTGTCGTGACCGGCATCATGGACGCAGTTACCACACAGCTCGTTGACGATGGTGCCATCACCGTAGAGCGGAAGATGCCCAACATGGACTTTATCACCGAATCCGAAAATCGCCTGTGGGGCTGCCGCTACGGCCTGTCCGTTGATGGCGAGGTCGTGAACGAACTGTACGCCTGCAAGCTGGGTGATTTCAAGAACTGGAATTGCTTCATGGGCCTTGCGACTGACAGCTATGCCGTCACCCTCGGCTCTGACGGGCAGTTCACCGGTGCCATTACCCACCGTGGCTTTCCGCTGTTCTTCAAGGAGAACGCCATCCACAAGGTATACGGCAACTATCCGGCCAATTTCCAGGTGCAGACCACGGCCTGCAGAGGCGTTCAGCGCGGCTGCGAGCGCAGTTTGGCTATCGTGAATGAAGACCTCTACTACAAAGCCAGACATGCCGTGTGTGTCTATGACGGCTCCCTCCCGGTGGAGGTGTCTGCTGCCTTTGGTGACGAGCGGTACAGCGACGCTGTGGGCGGTGCCCACGGCAACAAATACTACATATCCATGAAGGATTCTGCCGGGCAGTACCAGATGATGGTCTATGACACCGTCAAGGGCATGTGGCACAAGGAAGACCACCTTCATGCCGACGCTTTCTGCAGCTGCCGCGAAGAAATGTACTGCATTGACCACGACAGCAAGAAGATCATCACCATGCTCGGTTCCGGTACTCAGGATGCCCAGATGGTCCCCTGGATGGTTCAGACCGGCCCCATCGGCACTTCGGCCCCTGGCATGAAGTACATCTCCCGGATGACGATCAGGCTGTCCATGGAGGTCGGTGCCTCCGTGCGGTTCTTTGCCCAGTATGATTCCATGGGCGACTGGGACCACCTGGGGGCAATCGTAAGCAACAACCTCCGCAGCTTCTCTATCCCCATCAGGCCCAAGCGGTGCGACCATCTGAGACTGCGCATCGAGGGCACGGGAGAAGTCAAAATCTATTCCATCGCCCGAACGATTGAGCAAGGGAGTGAAGTCTCTTGATTAAGCTGAGATACCCCAATATTCCCCGTGTGGACCTCCGAAAGCCCGGCGCAGACTACCGCCTGCCCACGCCCGTTGATCCTATCACCAGCTACCTGTATCAGCTCGTCGATGACCTGAATGTGGCCCTGTCTGACATTGATGCACAGGCGGCAAAGGCTGTAACTGCTGCTGAAAGTGCTGCCGCCTCTGATGTGACCAAGGAAGAGAACGCCCAGGCCACCTTCAATGCGATCAAAGCCCTGATTATCAAGTCTGCCGACATTGTCAACGCATACTATGAGGAAATCCACACCCGGCTGTCCGGTGAGTATGTGGCTCAGGCTGAATTTGGCACCTACAAAGAGCTGACCGAGCAGCAGCTGGAAGCCACTTCCACCCAGATCCAGCAGATGTTCAACCACCTGCAGGAGATCATCACGGACATCGAGAACGTGGAGCATACCCTGGTGGAGGTCAACGCTCACATCAAATCTGGTCTGCTGTACTACGATGAGCAGGGCGCCCCGGTGTATGGCCTGGAAATCGGCCAGCGGACGGAGATTGAGGGCGAGGAAGTCTTCAATCAGTTCGCCCGGTTCACCGCAGAGAAGCTGTCCTTCTTCGACAGCAACGGCGTGGAGGCTGCCTATATCAGCGACAAGAAGCTGTATATCAGGCATGTGGAGATCATCAGCTCCTTCTCCATCGGCGGCTTCGTCAGTGAGGTTCGCCCGGACAACAGCGTGGTAAGACGCTGGATCGAGAGGAGTGACAGCTGATGGCATCTACACAGTCACTGACCCTGTCCAACGTGGCCAACAGCGGCAACGTGGCGAACAACACCAGCAAGGTGCGCATCCTCTGGCAAGCCACACAGACCGGCGAGAGCCGAAACAACAACACCCGTACCGCCAAATACTGGGTATCCATCAACGGCGGAGCGGAGACGGCCTACACCGTCAGCTATACGCTTCCTGCCAATACCATCAAGACTATCCTGGACATTACGCTCACCGTCAAGCACAAGGACGATGGCACCGGCACGGTCAAGGTCAGAACGTGGATGGATACCAGAATCAGCGCAGGCGTGGTGGAGCTGTCTAAGTCTCTGGATCTCACCAAGATTGCGCGAGCGTCCACCATCTCTTCCGCTGCGGCCACCACCCTGGGCAGCAAGTGCAGCGTCAAATGGACACCGCTTGCGACGGCCTACCGCTATAAGCTGAAATTCAAGATCGGCACCTGGAGCTACACCACGGCTGCCATCCATCCCAATTCCACATCTGCCTACACCTACTCTGGGTACACAATCCCTCTGGAAGTGGCACAGCAGATCCTGAACAAGCAGACCGGCACCATGACCGTGGAGCTGTACACCTACTCGGACAGCGGTGCTACCACGCAGGTGGGCGATGCGTCCTCTAAGACATTCACGGTGACGGTGCCTGCCAATGACAGCACCAAACCAGCGGTGACAATGGAGCTTGCACCCGTCAGCTCCCTCCCGGCGGCCTTTGCTGGGCTGTACATCCAGGGCAAGAGCAAGGTGAAAGCCACGCTTACCGCAGAGGGCAAGTACGGCGCATCCATCAGCTCCTACGGCATGACGGTCGATGGCACCACCTACGGCTCCGCAGCTGGCTATACCTCCGGCTATCTGGCCAGCTATGGCACGTTTACCGTTACCGGCACAGCCGAGGATTCCAGAGGGATCACCGGCACAACTACCGAGGAAATCTCGGTAATTCCCTACGGCAAGCCGCAGATCCTGCCTGCGCCGGGAGAGAGCGAAGTCATTGCCGCCCGGTGCGATGCAGACGGCAACTTCACCGACAGCGGCACCTACCTGAAGATTAAGGCAAAGCGGAGTTACAGCCCCTGTAAGTCCGGGGATACGCAGATGAACTTCTGCCAGATCCGCTTCCGATACAGAGTGGAAAAATCCGCATCGTTCTCTGGCTGGACAACCGTTCTGGCGAAAGATTCTCTGGACAGTGACGAGATCGTTACGGGCGCCCTGATGGGCGGTGTGCTGGCTGTGGATACCACCTACATCATCCAGGTGGGTGTTATTGACGATGTCGGAGAATCCAGCAACACCACCATCACCGTCCATACCGACAAGGTCTACGACCACGAAGACGGTGCCAAACGATCCTACGCCTTCGGCAAATATGTCGAGGAGGACAATACCTACGATTTCGCAGAGGACATCACGGTGAAAGTCCGCGGCGAACTGGTGGTTATCGGCAAGGGCTGGATCACGCCCACGCTCGAACCCACCTTTGAGCTGTACGATGTAGGCCCGGCATCTACTGTCCGATACCGCAAGATCGGTGGTTTCGTCGAAATCCGTGGAGCGGTGAAGCCTGTGGTAGCCATTCCCGGCAGCGGCACGGCATACACCATCTTCACTCTGCCCGAAGGATATCGCCCAGATAGCGTTATCCGCGCCCTGTGTCAGGGCTCCATCGGCTACCATTGGCTGCTGACGATCAATGCTGCCGGTGCCGTTTCTTTTTCTAGATACAGCGATGGCAACGCCTTTGTGGAAGCTCCTACCACAGCATGGCTGCCATTCCAGCTTAATTTTATTGCAGACCAGTAAGGGGGATGCCAGATGAAATATAACACCATCAGTTACGGCTCCAAGGGCAGCGATGTAACTGAACTGCAGAAACTTCTGAACCAGACCGGAAACTACAATCTGGCAGAAGATGGCGACTTCGGCGAGAAGACCCGTGCCGCCGTCGAGGACTACCAGCGCAAGAACGGACTGACGGTTGACGGTATCGTTGGCGACAATACCTGGGGCTCCATCACCGGATTCAAGCCTACTCCCGGCTCGGCAACCACCATGGGAGCATCCTCTGGATCTTCCGGCGGCAATGCCCAGACCAACTCTTCCGGCTATGGCAATTATGAAGCCAGCGATGCTGTGACGCAGGCAGAGGCCCTCTTGCAGCAGCACATGGCCAATAAGCCCGGCGAATATCAGTCTCAGTACGGGGACCAGATCGAGCAGCTTATCGGCCAGATCACCAACCGCGGGCCTTTCACCTACGATGTGAATGCCGATGCCCTGTATCAGCAGCTGACCGATCAGTATGTGCAGCAGGGCAGAATGGCGATGATGGACACCATGGGACAGGCCGCCGCCCTAACCGGCGGTTATGGCAGCTCCTACGGGCAGTCTGTCGGACAGCAGGCCTACCAGCAGCATCTTCAGGGGCTGACTGAAATGGTGCCCGACCTCTACCAGATGGCACTCAATCAGTATCTGCAGGAGGGCGAGGCTCTTTACGATCAGGTTTCCCTGCTGGGTGCCCAGGATGAACAGGCCTACGGGCGGCACAGAGATTCCGTCGATGACTACTACGCGGAGCTGCAGCGTCTGTACGGTCAGTACACCGACAAGCGCGACTACGACTACGGAAAGTGGGCAGATGGCAGAGACTTCGCCTATCAGCAGGAACGTGACCGTATCGCCGATGAACAGTGGCAGAAGGAGTATGACGAACAGATTCGGCAGTATAACCAGACCTATGCCCTGAACGCAAGCAAGGCAAGCGGCAGCGGTTCCGGCGGCTCCGGCAGAACCTCCGGCGGCGGTGGTTCCAGCAAGAAGTCCAGTGGCACCGACACCACCACGGCCATGAGCAACTACCAGAAGACCGAGCAGATGCTGCTGAACGGCGGCTACAACTCCGCGCAGATGCTTCAGATCATCCGGTCTTCCCCTCTGAGCAAGGAGGAGCAGGATGCGCTGATCGCCCAGTACCAGAAGCCCTTGCAAAAGAAGGAAGTCGAGGAAGCCAGCAACAAGCGCAGAAATGACGGCTCCGCTTACTGGGGCAGCCGATAAAGGAGAAACCGAATGGCTAGATTGACATGGGACCAGGCTGTATCTGATTACGAAAAGAAGAAACAGTCCGGCAATACTACCACCAGCCTGCCCACTTCCGGGATGATCTCCTGGCAGCAGGCGGCGGACGAATTTGACCAGCACGACGAGGAAGGGTATAAAGCCCTGGGCCAGCAGAGAATTTCCGACCGGCGACAGAAGGATGTGGAGCGCGAAAAACGTGCTTCCGTTTCTGACTGGGTAAGGCGGTACAACAATGTTGTTGGCAATGCGGAGGACTACTGGAACGGCGCAAGGGCCAAGACCCTGATCTCTGACTTTGAGAGCATCCGGGATACTGCCGGGCGGTATGGTTTCGATGATCCCGATAAGTACCTGGGGTATCTGCGCGAGATCATGGACTACTACGGCCAGTTTGACAGCGAGGTGGAATACACGCGCTGGGACAAATACCACGGAAAGACCTACTCCGAGCTGTCTTCCATGATGGCTGATATGGAGGAAGGTGACGAGAAGAACTGGCTTAACAGCTATGCTGCTGCCGTGGACTACAACGAGAAGAGTGTTTTTGATACCGAGGCCGCCGCTCGTGAAATTGCTCAGTTGGAGAGTGTGCTGAAAGAATACAATGCCTATGAATTCAAGCCTGGGTGGATGCTCAGCAAGGCGGACCATGAAAGGGCTGCGCAAATTCACCAGAGCTACGGCAGACCCAGCGAAATCAGGGCCATGATCCAGCAGAAGCAGCAGTATCTGGATGAATCTCAGCGCATCCAGAATGGTATTGCCCTGGCTGGGGTTGCTGACCCTGTCTCTGAACATTACGATCCTGAGTTTGCGGCTTACAGCGGATATTCCAGCACCAAGCTCGATGGCCTGTGGGAAAAGATGTGGAGCCAGTACAATATGGGCTACGGCGATCTGACCTATGAGTACATCAATAATCAGGGCGGTATCCGAGACCAGATCAGAAGTGAGAGCCGCGCCTACCAGTCGGACACGAAGGATAGCGAATCTTCCTATGAAGAGAACCACTATGACTACATGACCGATAATGAGGTTGCGATTTACAACTATTACTACTCCAAGCACGGCAAGGAAAAGGCGGAGGAATACCTGGAAGCAATCGCCCCCACCCTGGAGCAGAGATCGAACATGGAACTGGTCGAGAATGTTTCCCGTTACGCCGGAGAACACCCCGTTGCCGCTTCCGCACTTTCTGTCGGAACCTCCCTTCTGTCCGGACAGGAATACCTGAAGGACTTGGTGGAATACGGCAAGGACAAGGCAATCGGCAATTCTGCTGATTTCAGCACGAACGAGGCTGCGTTGATGACGAACGCGGCCAGAGGGTCCGTGTCCGAACTGGTGGACTGGGAGATCGGCAACTGGGATGCGTTTGATTTCCTGTACAGCACGGCCATGTCCGGCGCAGATTCCCTTGTATCCGGACTGGCGTTCGGCAATATGGGTGGAACCGTCCTTGGCCTTTCTGCAGCTGCGCAGGGTACCAATGATGCGCTCGCCAGAGGCATGAGCAGCGGCCAGGCGTTCTGGAACGGCCTGTTTTCCGGCGTGTTTGAGGGCCTTTTTGAATCCGTTTCCATCGGAAACTTCAACCGCCTTAAGGAGGTTGCACCTGATA